TTAAAGATTTTGATATATTTTTAGCAAAAGAAATTGACAGAATAAAGTTAGTTTTAGGAAGCAAATCGGCAGATTATAGTCAGGATGGCGATAAATTATTCAATTTTAAATTACAGGGAAGAATAGATGGTATCAGTCCTATTGAAGCATTACGAGGGAATTGGCTGAAGCACCGAGCGTCTGTTATACAAGGATTAGATGACCTTCAAACAGGTAAGGTAAGACCTTTAAAATGGTGGGAAGAAAAATTAGTTGATGATAGAAACTACAATATTCTCCTTCACGCTTTATTAATTGAAATTTATTTTGATGCTTAAATCTAAAGATATGTTTTTATTTAAATAGGAAAAATAAGATGGAATGTAAACATAAAAATTTAAAATTAGAAGAACCAAATTTTACTGCATTGGTAGTAGAACCTAATTCTGGTTTTCCAGAATATATAACTTATACTCCTTATATTTGTCAAGATTGTAAAAAAAGAGTAATAGTCTTGACTGCGATAGTGGAGGAAATAAAATGAAGATATATGTTTCACACTCAATTCGAGGAACAAAGGGTGTAGATGCTACTGAAAAAGATATGCAACAAAATTGCGAACGAATAAAAGTAGTGGTAAAACAATTGCGTAAAGAATTTCCAACTATAGAATTCTATGTGCCAGCAGAAAGTGAGCCTTTTGTTAACAACGCTCATAAGAAAAAGTATTTAACTGAAAAACAAATCTTGGACGTGGATTGTAGTATTATTGATGAATGTGATATGGTAATAATCTATATGCCACCTGATGATAATATATTACAAGGTGGTCGGTTGGTAGAATATAATCATTGCCGTAAAACCAATAAACCGGTATTTTCCTTTAACGAAAATACAGATTTAACATTATTAAGACAGTTAATGGGTAATTAAATTAAGGAATAAATAATGAGAGTTCTTGTAATTGGTGACTTACACGAACCAGTTTCACATCCGGCTTATTTACAATTTTGTAAAGACCTATACAAAAAATGGAAATGTAATCGAGTAGTTTTTATTGGTGATATTGTAGATTGGCACGCCATTTCTTCTTGGGTAAAAGAACCAAATTGTCCTGGGCCTAAAGATGAATATAAATTAGCAAAACCAAAAGTGCAAAAATGGTATAAAACTTTTCCAAAAGCCAAAGTCTGTATTGGTAATCACGACGAAAGACCCGAACGATTGGCAAAATCTGTAAGTATTCCTGCAAATTTTCTCAAAAACTACAATGTTTTATGGGGAACTGATGGGTGGCAGTGGGATTATGAGTTTATAATTGATGGAGTTTATTATTTTCACGGAACGGGGCAGGGTGGGATACATCCGGCTTGGAATGTTGCAAGTAAAATGCTTATGTCCGTTGTAATGGGCCATTGTCATTCAAAAGCAGGGGTAAAATGGCGAGTTAATCCTTATCAACGAATATTTAGTATGGACGTAGGTTGTGGAATTGATGTTAAAGCTTGGCAATTTGTATATGGAAAGCATTGTAAGGATAGGCCAGTATTATCAGCAGGCATAGTTATTAATGGAATTCCTTATCACGAAATTATGCCAATAAGTAAGAAAGAAAAATATGACAACGCCAAATATAAGTAACCTGAGTATTTTAAACCAACATCAAAAGATTAACAACTACTATACTTAATGCTATAAACGCAGAGCCAGCTATAGCTATTAAAGCATATGCGAGTTTTCTATGATGAGCTAAATGATTAGTAAATTGTTTTTGCAATTCTTTAAGTTCAATTTCAACAGCAATTAAGATGTCGTGGTCGGTTCTATTATTCATTTCATCTTTCTCCCTTTTTATGTGTTCTTCTCTTCTTTCTACGAACTTTCCGCCTTCTCGGAATCTTGAGAGGTTCACCAACCGGTGTTTCTTTGAAGTAATATTCACTCCAAATTAATCGTCTTAGGTCAGTAGTATCTCCGCTATACATATCGAGTATACCTTGAAATGTTCGCAATGGCTGAACAATAGGAATACCAGTTAATTCTCCTGCTGCACGAGCACCATATTTAATTTTAGTTTTTGGTTTTTTTGCTGTAATAGCCTTTTCTAAATCAGAAGCCCATTGAGTGGCCACAGTTCCTTCAGGCGAAAATCCTTGTAATATAGAAGACAATATTTGGCCAAAAAAGAAAATTGGGATTACTGCATAAGCTGCTAAATCTGTACCCATTTTTTTCAAATCTGGAGGCTTACCTCTGCTTATCATTCCTATTAATAATGCTGGAACAATAAATGACATCATTACTTTATAAGATGTTTCAGCAGGAGATATTTTTGCAGCTTTAGATTCCTCAAATATATCGAATTTCCAATAATTTATATTCTGATTTATTTGATTCATAAACGTAGAAAATAATTTTTCTAACGGCCCACCTCTAAAAAATGCAGGTAAATCTTCAATGCCAGCCATAGGCTGGGTTCGAGTTATGACACTATCAGCATATTCTTTAGCTTCAGTTTCCAATTTCCCATCAGCTTTTGCCATATCATAAGCAGACTTCCACACTAAAGCTACTGTGGTTCTATCCATATATCGAATACCACTTAAAGCTATTTCTGATAAAGTTTTTTTACCTTTTAATTTTAAAGCCGCTCTCTTTTTTAGAAATAATTCTCTAAGTTCTCTCTCCATATTACGGGTTTTTACTAATTCGGATTGAGAATTTACGTAATTAATTAATTTTTTTCTGCCGCCTGGTCTAACAAGTGATGTAAAATTTGAAAATAAATGTCCCCACATTTTCGGAGATTCAGCAGCAGCTATAAGCATAGATACAGGCTGTTTCATAATTGTAAGTACATTTACTCCAAGCATAGAAGATACAGCATTTACTCTCATACTCATCAACATTTTACCAAAATAAGTGATTTCTCTCATAGGTGCTTCAGATAAAGTATCTTCAAGCCATTTATTTAAAAGTTTAGAACCTTGTTGATTAGTAGCTTTATTTAATTCATATTGAACATTAGGATTATGAAGTATTTTTGAGACATCTTTTCCTATTAATGCACTTTCATTAAAATGTGCGACTGCTTGAACGTGACTAATAAAATTAGTAATAGCTCCCAAACGTATAGGATTACGAGCAGTTACTCTTTCTCTTGTGAATCCTCGGCGTGGCCCTCTTCTTTTTGTCTTATACTTACGAGTTAAAGTTTCTGTAACATAATCCTGTAAACTAATATAATCCCCCTCTACTTTAATAGGGGAATAATTTTCAATATCTGCTAATTCTTTGCCAGTTAGTTGTTGATAAATATAAGCAACTTCTGGCCGTTGGTCTCTATAAATATTAATTAAAGTATCTCCAAGATGTTTTTCCTGGTCTGTAAGTTTTTCCAAAACATCTTTTATATCTTTATCACTTAATTTTTGTGCTTTTTTTCTAAATATTTTGGGAACTAATGAAGATTCAAAATAGGAACGAAATCCTCCAGTTTTCAAATGGTGCATTTTTCCTTTATCTTTTGTTGCCATATAGATTTCACTTTTTTGTTCAGGAGTAAGAATTAAATTATCATTTATTTTTTCTCTTTTATTTAAAAAATAAGTTGCATCCAAATCAGTTTTAGTAAACAAATCTATTAATTGTTGAGTTTGGTCTTGTCGTCTTAAATGACTTGCTATTGCACTTTGTTTTACTGGTTTCCAAATTAGGTTAGTTAATACTCCATCTTTACCACCATCAAGATGCTTTAATAATCTTTGAATTCTCCAATGTCTTATAGAAAATGGAGTTAATATAGTGCCGGATACGGCTTCTTTTAATTCGCCTATAGTTGTTTTTGGTTTTTTCTTTTTATTAAATTGTTTAAGAGTAGTCATAGAGGCTCTTATAGCACCATTTTTATTTTGCTTATCCTCAAGAGCTACAACATATGGATTGGATATATCATCAAGTAAGTCCACTGATTCATCAAAACCTAAACCACTTTGATGGGCCAATTCAGCTATTTCAGGAACATCAAATTCTTCAGGCTCAAAACCTATAGCCCCCTCTGCTGTTTCTATAAATTGTGGTGCAAAGGAAGTTGGTGCTTCTTTTTTTGTGGGTGGAGCTTTAGCCAAAGCACCTCTCATAACTCCTGGTATTGAAAAAGAAATGGCCTCAGCAAGCATAGTTTCTTTATCTTGTTCCCATCCTGCTAATAATCTTTCACCCATTGTAGCATCTTTACCAGCACCAAAATCTTCAATATCTAATATAGCTTTTGTCACCCAGGCAATATCTTCTTCATTCATCTCCATTAACAAACCGTGAAATCCGCCTTTTTCCAACATTTTATTAAAAGCTTCAGGAGTTTTATGCGGAAACTTACTTAACCATTTTTTTTGTAAAGCTCCAATAAATTTACTCATAAATGGAAGTTTCTTAAATAGCTTACTTGCAAAAGGAGCAACTACTTCACCAAGCTCCTCACTTGCTATCTCAATATAATGGTCTGCTAATCCTTTCCAAACTGAAGTCCACATACTTTCTTTCGGCCCTGTCAAAATAAGCTCACCATTTTGCACATCCAATCCTGTAGGTAGCCTGCGCCTCATAATAGCCTCTGTTGCACGATGAGGCATACCTGTCGCTCTTACTCCCGCACCAATAGCAAATCCAGCAGTTCCTAAAGCCGCTTTACCCGCTCCTCTTTTAGCAGATTCCTTCAAAACTTTCTCACCCATTTTTCTGGCAGTTATAGAACCCAACTTCTTTAATCCACCAGTTGCAAGAAATTCAATTAGATATGCAGGCATAGCTGAAGTTATTGCACCAACTTGTCCCCAGACAGTATAACCTCTACGTTCTTTTTCGGCCAAATCTTCAAAATATTCTGTTAAAACTTTAATATCTCTTTCCCTATCTTGTTTTCCCCGCAAACTTAAAGATGTAGTAGGTTCATTTTTTATTCCAAGTTGAAGCCTCTCAAGTGAGGATATTTCAGAAGCCGTTGGTGAATATCTTGAATACATTGCTTGTAAAGATGTTCTACGTAATTTACCTTCTGGTGTTTTTGCTGCTTCAATTTGTTCAATTGTTTCATAATCATTTTCTTTCAATCGTTTTGCCGAAGATACCAAACCAAGTGTTCTAATAGCACCAATTGGGCTAAATGGAAGTTTCTCCATTGGTTTTTCTTTGGCAGCCTCAAAAAATCCTATAGGCTTTTCAGGAGTTTTAATCAAATCGTCGAACATACCTTCAGAAACCAAATCATCGAACATCCCCATTATCTTGCCCTCAATCTATTTAAAGCAATTTTAATTTTTTCAGGGTTTCCCTCTTCCAATATTCTTCGGAAATTAGCTTTATCTATTTCACTTAAAGCAGCTAATCTTTTCTCATCATCTTTAGTTAATGTGGGAGCAGCGGTTTTCTCTGGTTCGGCTGCTCCACTAAAAGCTGGAGCTAATTGCTCTAATCGAGTTTTAGCGTAATCATATAAAACTTTCTCTTCAGCAGTAGCCTCTCTTACAACTTCTCCTTTTTTATCTACAACAGCAAGTGGGGCTATTGTCTTACGTTTCCATATTCCAGGAGTAATGTCTACATTCTCTTTGAAACCTCTCAAAATATTCAGATAATAACTGTAATCCTCTTCCAATTCTTCTCGCTTATCTTCTTTTTTAGGAGTAGGTAATTTTACACCCATTTCAACTTCAAACCAAGCTCTCTTATATTCATTATCAGTTATATATCCTTGTTGTTTTGCTTCCTCTAATTTTTTCATTTTGGCTTGTTTTTCTTCCTCTTTTTGTAGCCATTTTTTTTCTTGCAGAGCAAAAGTATTTCGAGAACGTATTTCCATTTTTTCAAGCTCCCAAAGCTGTGCCCGCTGCTCTGCTTCCAAACTTAATCTTGCCTGAAATTCTAATCTTTCCCGCTGCTGTTCTGCCTGTAATTGAGCCATTAATCTTTGTTGAGCAAATGCCTCAGCTCTTTTAGCAGCTTCAGCTTCTCCAGCTAATTGAGCTAATTTTCCTAAAGCTTTTACAGGTGTATATTCTCTTTTTATAGGCATAGTAACTCCTATTCTATAATTGATTCATCTATAATAGCATTTCGTTCAGCCAACATTCTTGCACCACATTTATAAGCATTTTTAAATTGTATAAGACCCCATTTTTTTATCCATTCTCCTGCTCCCATAATAGGATTACCTTCTATATCTCTTGGAATAGGGTGGGCAATTAAAAAAGATTCTTTATATTTATCATATTTATCATTTGAAATTGTATATGTAATTGATATCATTATTACCCCTCATACAAATGCAATTTGATGGTCTGTTCCTTCATCATCAGTAAACCACAGTTCATTAGGGTCTCCAGCTTTTACCCATATTTGACCGAAACCCGCTACATCAGCTATTGCTGCCGCCTGTTCTGCAATCATTAAACTACCATTCATTCTAACCTGTAAAATATTGGTATTTCCAAGTCTTACAGTATTAGAACCAACTCCTGTGGCATTATAACCAATAACATTCTCATTATCAACTCCATCAGCAGAAGCAACAGTATATGCACCAATATAAACAGAACGATGTACTGTTTCCACAATAGAAGATAATGCACCTTGTCCAATCGCTACATTCCTATAACCAGTAGTATTATAAAACCCTGCCGTACCTCCTATAAAAGTATTTTCATAACCTGTAGTATTATCAACTCCGGCACTTGCCCCTATACAAGCATTCCAATTACCAGTAGTATTATGAAATAATGCATCTTCTCCAATAGCCATATTATGATGGCCAAGTGTATTACTAAAAAGGGCATAAGGCCCGACACCTACATTAAAAGAAGCGTGGCTGGTGCTGGTAGCTTCGCTGCCCATTGTAAAATTACCCGCATATCTCCCCAAAAAAACATTCTGTCCTGTTGGTACAGCCGTATCTCCTGTAGGATGTTGAAAATTATGCAAAAATCTAATATTATCTTTACGAATTACTCCTGTTGTAGAAGTAGTCGTATTCGGTAAACTTAACCCAGCAAAGGTAGCAATATCTGCCGTTCCAAGTCCAATTGAGGTTCTTACAGTTGTCCCCGATTCCCAAGCAAGAGTTCCTACTCCAGTTCCAACAAGAAAATAACTATCTCCAGTTACAATACCTACATTAGTTAAATCATCCAGGGCGGCACTATGAGCTTGAATATCTGTGCCAATTACTAAATTTAATTTTGTATCAACACCAGTATCATCGGTAAAATATAAAGAACACGGAGTATCGCTCTTTACCCATATTTGACCATAACCAGCATTATCTCCATCGGCAGCAACTTGTTCCTTTAATGTTAATGCTCCTTCAATTGTAAGTTTTGTTTTCGGCGAAGCTAATCCAATGCCTACTTTACCGTCGATTGCACAAACCAACTGATTTGTGTTTACACCAGTGTAAATCTTGATAGGGCGGACAGTTCCAGTTCCACTGGCAAGACTCCAAATAAGCATAGCTACTTCACTGCCACTATAACCAACAAGGAGACTTTCGGAATCTGTTTGTGAGTCTAATGTTCCTTTTGCCCACACTCGATGCCAAACACTATCGCCGCCATCACCCGTTTGGGTAAAAAGGTTGCAAGTTAATGGTTGATTACTTCCTTGACCTTCAAAATACATAGACCTATTACCGAAGCTACCTATGGCTATATCCGATAGTGCCGCTTCGGTTAGCAAAATCCTGCTGCCCGAAGGAACAAGAAAATCACTCGAATTTAATCGAACATCACTATCAAATCTAACATATCCATCTACAGCCGCACCAAAGCCAGCACCCCCATCAGCACCTCTTGCACCCCCAGCCAAAGCAAGAATACCACCACTGCCTGGATAATCATCTGCACTTCCAATTCCACCATCACCCGCTTTTATACTACCACTTCCGCCCGCTCCACCTACATCTCCATCTGCCTCTCCACCTTCACCACAAGTAATAGAAAACCCCCCACCAGCAAAATTCTCATCACCTTGTCCACCAGAAATGTTAAAAAACTCTGGTGCAGCTCCACCGTTACCACTTCTACCGCCAACGTGAACTTCCCCCGCAATCTCAAGGGCGTGAGATGGGTTGGTAATATTTATACCTACACAATTGGTAGCACTATTTGTCTTAATAAGATTTGTATCGACAACTAAATCCGTGAATGTTCCAGTTACAAACGTCGGAGAGCTTGTAGTTGTTAAATTTTGATTGCCAGCATAAGTAGCAATTGTGCCAAGACCTAAAGAAGTTCTTGCGGTTGCTCCTGATTCAGTTACCCAGGTTGCTCCATTTCCAACTATAAAATTACTATCAGTAGGAGTAAGTCCGCCAATAGCCGAAATTAAAGTATGTTCTGCAGATGTTAAATGATAATATTCATTAGATGTTCCACCTTGTAATCCTGTCAACTCATCGTGGTCAACAACTATATTTTGTGTAAATGTAAAATATTCTACATTTTCAAAAGTAAGAGTATCCGAACCTTGTTGAATTATTATTTTACATAATAAAGCAGCCATTTTCCCAATAATATCGGGTAAAGATGGTGGAATACTTTCATTTTCTGCATTTGTTAAAGTTCCATTAGTTCGACCATATACAACTATAATATGCCCATCGTCTGGGTGAACAAAAACCCAATTTGTTGTATATTTATTTGTCGTAAGATTTGCTAATCCCGTGCCTGAATCAACTTTATTATATTGAGTATTATTTATTTGTGTATAATGATTTCCCGAATTATCGTCTTTTACCCAAGTAGCAGTTGTTGGATTATAATAATAATAATCAAATGTATCGCTTGCAGAAGTATCTTTTAACGTAAAAGTACAATCATTAATTCCCCGATGAAACGTTCCAGCAGTAATGTAAAGATTTCTTGTGCCTGAGTCACTTACCAAACAACCAGAAACTCTTTCAATTCTACGTAAACGTGAAGCTCTTTGATGCAACCTTCTTACACCATCACTTAATCTTAAACCGGCATTAGCATAATGTCTTGTACCATCTGCTTCTCTAAGGCAATGACCTATACCAATTATATTAGCACCATTTCCACTATCAGTAGAAGTAGTAATAGTGCAGGGATTGCCGTAAGTTAAAAGAATATTATAAAATGTATCTGCTTCTGCTAAAATTATATTATCTTGTTCATCTAAAGTAATTTTTGTTAAGGGGTCGGTTGCTCCCGAACCTGTTCGTAACATAGCAGTCAAAGCAGCTACTTTAATTGTTCCTGCATCAGTTCCTTCCGATATAGCTCCGCCCGTCATAACCATTGAAGATAAGGCTGTATTAGTATTTACAAACAAAGGATATGCTTCAGTATGAATATCCTGCGGAAGTGAAAGTGTTACAGTTCCATCACCATCATCGCCGACTGTAATTTGATTTGTTGTTCCACCTATCCAGGATGTTAAATCTGTTACTGATGTTAATGCCTTGTTTACATCCGTAGAAATTAATCTCGATGCGGTCAATCCTGTTAGAGTTAAACCCGCAAAAGTAGGAGTAGCATCTGGCCCTAATTTAATAGAAGCTATTTTTTGAACAGCTTGTCTTACAGATGACCAATCGTTATCTTTTATACTTGGAATAAAGCCCATTTATAATTCCTTAATTATGAAGATGCTTGTGCCATTAATTTAGCCATCATTGCATAATCAGGATATATGTCCTCAATTCTCTCTACAAAACCCGCTTTACCAATTTGAGCTTGAGAAAGTCTTTCTGCCCTTATATCTTCAAGTTTTAATCGTGCAGGTGCTCCAACTTCCTCTTCAAACTTTTTACCCAATCCAGCAAGTTGAGTAGTTCCATATAAACCAGAGCTAACTAAAGCTTGGCCTCCAGCAGCAACTTCTCTTGTTTTTTGTCTTTCTAATTGAGCTTCATATCCTTTACCAAAACTTCCTTCAGGCCCATAACGTCCTATGATTTCATCATAAAGACCTCGTATCTCAGCTTCACGAGCTGCAGTCGCTTCTCTCGCTTTTGCTTGTGCGGCTTCATATTCGTCCATTATAGTTTGTTGTTGTTGTTGTTTTCTGTTCCAGGCTTCCCACCCTTTAACATAAGCTTGCGTCATAGAAGGCGACCATCCACGTCTCTGCAAATATTGTTGTGCTTCTCCCGCACTTCCAAATTGTGCCCATCCTGTGGTTGCCGTTTGAGCATATCCTCTCGTTCTTCTCCCAAAAGCCGTTTCTGAGCCAATATATGCCATAACAAATCTCCTTTAATTTTTCCCCGCTGGTTTAACTTCTCCAGTTATTTTTTCTATTGCAAATGTTTCAGATACAGTAGAATTAAAAAACTTCAATCCTAAAAAATGTCCTCTTGCTCTTTTACGAATACGAGCTTTTCTACCAGTTCCAGATAATGTTCCACTTTCTCTTGCAGTAGCTTCATCTATCATATTTTCCAATACTGTTTCAGCATCATCTCCGACGTGATATTCATAACTAACGCTATCACTGTCACCAAAACTACCCCCCGATGCTCCACCACCAGTAGTAACTGTTAATGAAGTAAGTTTTCCTTCAGCATCTTCTCTATCACCCAAAGGTTGGACTGTTGCAAAATAAGAAGAAATGGTTTCATCGGCAGCCCCAACATCATCATCTTTAACAGATTCATCAAACTTACGAATATAACCATCTTTGCAACCTACCAACAATTCTCTATAATCCTTATCATTTGCAGCATAATAAAATAAAGAATAAGGCCCGCATTCTTCAGGATAACTTTCAGGAAAAAATCCTTGTGCCCGCAAATCAAACCAATAATTTGAATTAGTTCCATCCGAAAGTTTAGTAATACAAATCACAATACCCATTCTTATTCTATCATAAGCCATTGTAATTCTATGGGTGCTTGCATCAATAGATTCATCAGCTATAATATTAGGCAGAGAAAACTGAGTTAAATTTTCTACTTTCCCAAATCCCTTTGGAATCCTATAAATACCATTTGTTCCAAAGAAATATAAGTTTCCATCATTATCAAAACACCAGCTATTAGCACCAAATATTCCAACTGTTAAATCTAATTCATCTAATGAACCGCCGGCAGCAGGGTCGCCCCTCATAATCCACATCGAAGTTGCACAACCAAAAATAAGATAATCATCTCTATATGGAATTAAAGCTTTTACTATATCTCCAAGTTCGCCCGCATCAGAATTTCCACCTGCTACGGGAGATTGAGCATCATTAGCTACGTAAGCAAAATCCCATATATTTCCCTGTCTTGACATATACCATTGATAAGGAGCTTCAGGATTACCGGATAAAACAACACGACCTCGATAAAGACAACCTATATATGCTTTAGCTGGCATAGTCCCAAAAGAAAGTCCACCAATAGTGGGATAAACTGTATAATCATACCAATGAGGTTTGGAAGTTGGAGCAGAATTAGTAGTAAAACTAACCGCTGTAGGAGTGCCACTTGCATTTGTACCGGTTACAACTTCATCATCTTGAAATGTTCCCGAAGTTACATATCCATATATATTAGCAGCACCATTATTAACATCACAAAAATCAACAATCATTTGTGCTGTAGACGTTTCACCAGTTAAAACAGTTCCTTTAATTGGAGCTACATTATTTTCATCATCTGGTCTAATATCAGCAGTTGTTAATTTTGTATTCATAAAATCAGCTATTTTGAGATTACTACCATTAACTACTACAACTTTTTGAAAAGCCTCAAATATATTGAGCTGGTCTGTGGTATCTATATCACCGCTCGCAGCCGTTAATTCTTTCATAGTTCCAGCAGCCATCATATATCCTCATACCAAAATTCATTATTTCCAACGGCTACTAATCGTTTATAAGTTACTACATCAACTGGAATAGACAAAGCATCTCCCCAATCCTGAAAATCACAATCATAAGTTGCTCTTTCCATCCATCCAGAACCTAAATCCAAATAAACTTTTCCACGACTATAAGTTCCTGAACTATTGCATCTCCAATTCCACGCACCAGTTCCGGTGGAATATATTACAATCGCATAAGTAACGCCGGCATCTAATATAACTGACGTAGTAAAAGTAACTGTATAATCTGTCCAAGAACCATCTCCTAACTCAGTAGCACCATCAAAAGTTTTTGAACATAATATAACATCAGTTGGCTCTCCGTCAGATGTGGTTCTAATTTCAACTGTAACATTTCCAGTATCTGCTCCAGAACCACTAAGAGCTAAAACTACATAAATTATGGCGTGAGTTGTCTGAGGAGTAAAAGTTTGTGCTACTTTTTCGCTTGTTCCACTCATTCCATCTAAATCGGCTTCAGAAGTATCGTATTCTTCGTACTTGGTTGCCATTATATGTCCTCATAATAAAATTTATTACCAGCAGCAGCTACTAATCTACGAACTGTTACAATATCAACAGGTGGAGAAAAAGTATAATCATCATAATTTTCAAAAATTTGGTCAGCAGTTCCACTATTAGGAGAATACCAACTCGAACCAGAATTTACTGTTGCAACAGCTTTTCCAGTAGCATATCCATTGCCAGATATTTGCCATCTCCACAGTGCCCTCCAACCTAAGCATTTTATTACAATAACATAAACATTTCCTTGAGTTAAAAGATAAGAAGAACTAAAAGTAATTTCCCTCCATTCACCAGTATCATCAGATGTAAGAGTATTCCCATTTGTATTACCAGAAACTAATGCTGCTCCCGTTGGATAATGATTTACATCTGCATTATATAGTTCAACAATTATAGTTCCAGGAGTTCCATCTTTTGCTAATTTTAATTTAACACTATTTAAATTATATGCTGATAGAGCAGTAAAACTTTGACCATTTTGGTATTTATATGCTCCTGCCACTCCACCAATATAGGTATAAGCATTATCACCCGCACTAAAATGTTCCTGTAACTGCCCCATTTACGCTACCGAACTAACTACGCAAATTGCAACTATTGGCTGTGCAGCACCACCAATTTGATTACCAGCACCCCACTTATCCAATCCTGGACGCTGGCCAATTCTTAAACGATTCTCAAGAGCATCTCTCGGACGAATATTGTTCATATAGCCGCTCGTCCCTTGAGGTTGTTTATCTACAACTGCTCCTCTGTTTATTCCTCGATAGGGAAGTGTAAATTCAGCCATTATCTTCCCCCTAAACTTCTAATTTCTTTTTCTGTAAGACCCGCTCTTCGTAATGCAGCATCAATTCCACCAGTTCTTGCAGTTTTATAATAAGAAGGATAATTAAATTTAATAAACTGCTTCTTTGACATTCTTGCCCCTTTAGCAGCACCTTTAGTTATCTTCTTATATCTTTTATACCGCTTATCAACTTCCTTCCTTGTGGGTTTTGGATACTTTGCCATTATTACTCCCGATAAAGAATATCTACAATTTTACCATTAGTCGCACCATAGAAATAAAGACTACTAATATCATCTATTTCTAATATAAGAACATCCCAAACATCATTGGCTTGGTCAACTTGCGGAACTTGAAGACCTGTAGTAGCAGTACAAGCAGAACCTATATTAACCCGAACATCTGTTCCATCAGAATTAAGCCAAACTTTTTTGCACGGAAGACTTGTACCATCATTACCTTGACCAGCATTTGACGCAATAGTTACACGAACACTTCCACCTTGAGATGGAACTTTATTCAACGAAGTATTTGCATACTTACTCATTTATTTCCCCCTTATGATATATCAGCAGCACAGCTATAGAAAAGACTGGCCCATTCCGTTCCTGTCCATAAAAGCTTTATGGCTTCATCAGCAGCATCAAGACTTGTAGTGCCGTCATCTCCACCCTCGTGATGGGTTACACTAATTGTAGCTGTTTTAGAATCATCATTAGAACTCATCACTATCAAAAGCTCCTGGCCCATATAAGTTCCGTCAGGCACAGTCAAAGTAAAATCATCTGCAGGGTCAGCAATGTCAATAGCTACATCAATAACATTATTATCATCACTACGACCTGTTCTAACTGTAGCAGTTCCAGTAACCACTCTTTTCTTTAACTCAAAATTCGCTTTACGTTCTTGCTCAAAATTTCCTTTACTCATCATTTTCTCCATTAATCTTCATAAACACTATCTTCAATTGTTTCCAAAAACCTTCCTCGAACTAACCCAGAAGGAGTAACTAATTTACCTAACACATCTGCAATAGTAGATTTATCAGCTTTGATTAATTTTTGAACTATTGTTTCTGCAAGTTGAACGTGATGCCCAGGTTTATCTTCTTCCTGTGTTTCAGCCACAGCTAAAGCACATTCAAGAATTGCTTCTGAAGCTAATATCCCACCAACAAATATATCAGTCGTTTCAACTGGTTTTTCCGGTTCAATTATATACCAATATGGAATTATATATTGCCCATTCGGAGTCCCATAAAACCAGACCTCATATCCTTGACCGGTTTCTTTAGTATAATTCCCAGATACAATTGCAAAATATTCAGGATAACTATTAAGATTAGCAAACACTCGCTTTTGCATAATAGCATCAGCACTTAATTTAGTAATTGGCGAATAGCCGCTTTGACTGTCGTGAATAAATTTAATTTCAACATTTGCAAAATCAGAAGGAAGAACGTATTTCCATTGACCATCTGTTGTAATCAATGTATTATATTGTCTTAAAAAGCTCCAATGATGTAATTCTCCGTTTTCAGCATTAACCGGATAAAGAAAATTACGTAACCCTCGATAAGTTATATCCTTTACTTTTGTCAAATCAGCACCAGTTGGACTACTTCCAAGACCAAGAAACTCCGATACTTTAGTATAAACATCCTCAAACGATAATTTTAAATTCGCCATTTTAATTCCTTAATAATAGGGACGGCTTATCCATCCTTGAACATTCATCCGTGAAATTTCATCCATAAAATAGCCATCCCCAACTTAGGAGGTAGAAATCCTTTCCATTCCCCTTATTCAACTTTACCTTCCAAAATATTGAATATCTGGCCTACCACAATTGGTGCAAAATTATCACCAACACATTTTTTTATCAACACAATATCCTCAGAAGAAAGTTCAACTTCATCATTTTTATAAATTCTTGTTGCCAATTCATATTTTTTTACTTTATCCAATCCTGTTTCCTTTTGAACCGGAGCAAGTAAAGCATTTACAACAGCCATTTTCAAAGTTGCATCTACAGCGTTTCCTTGTCCATCATTATCCTTTAAAACTTCTCCATTCAATGCCTTCAACGTTTGATTTGTATCTATCTTCATTTCTATCTCCTATAAATTTTAAAATATAGGGCGTTTTATGGCACGCCCTAAGCCATACAATCTTAGGCATCGGCAACATTTTGAATAGCAGTACCAACTAATAAATAATAAGTAGTAGAATCAATAAGAATCGGAATCTTTCTTGTACTACCATCGCCATCAAAACCAACAACGTGGGCAGCCTCATCACCGCCGCTGGCAGAATCGCCCAAATCACCACTACCCATCCGAATCAAACCATCCCAATTATAGGAAGCGTGATTATTAAAGTGGAAAGCATAGGCCTTTGCAGGGGCGGCAGTTGATTCATCAACATAATAGCCCATATAAATGCCAGCTAAAGAACCACCACTCAACGTGGGTGCGGTTTCTGTTACTTCAGTTTCTACAGTTACATATAATGGGGAACTTGCCCACTCGCCAGTATCAGTCAATGTACCATCATCTTTGATATGTAAATTAGCGGAAAGGGCGTGAACTGTCTGTGAAGCAGCAGCATTTAAATATGTTCTAAACTTCCACATACCATAATTAGAGTGCCCTGCACCAGCTATTTCACCAACTGCATACAAACCTCGTTTTGGCCCGCCAGTACCTTGAAACACAAGATTAATATTATTTACCGTTTCTGCAGCAGCAGCATCATCATCAAGAATCAATGCAGTACCATTAAGGTCTTGATAAATAAACTCACTCGGACAAAGTCTCGCAAGAACCAAACCAGACGTACTTGACCTATCAACAGTTTCTTCCGCAATAGCAACAGGACGAGCACCATTTGCAGCCAGAGGCACGGTCAATTCCTGAGAATCTTTCTCAATAGCAAGAATAGTGCGGCCAGCAGTACAATTTAAATCTGTCCTTACAGGCACAATCGCTCCATTAGGCTCATAAATCTCAATCCACTCATATGATTCTGCAGCAACAGACTTACCATTCTTGGCGCTCGTAGTAACACCAGCCCACCACAGAGCATTATCATCATTAACTGTTTCCACAATAAGAAACTTGCCTTCATTCTGATAACCTTCAGCAGTTGTATTAGGTGTGCTTTGACTCTTCGGGTCACCGCCAGTGCCTTTATCATAGCCAAGAATATTGGCTGTAGTATCATAGATATAACATACAGGCATACCTTCATAAATAGTAACAGCCGAACTTTCCCTATTATAAAACTTTACTCTCTTTTTCTGAACATTAACATTTGTTCCAAATTGAACGCTCATAATTAAATCCTTTTAATAAAAATTTACGTTTAACTCAATGTTACGTTTCTCCATTGAGCTATTTTCAGCTATCAGAAAATCCTTTCTGGTTCGCTACGTTTTCTACTTCCTATTAACTACCTGGGTGCTCAGAGATTAAGAAACCCGCTCTCCTTCTGTTTTCACAAATATAGTTATACACTACATCAACATCTACAGTCAAAACAACGTGCTGCTCATCTCTCGGCCTCGGTTTTCCAATCTTGAAATCCCAATTATTCAACACAACAGGATATATAAGTTCGTGATTAATACCATAAATCGGGTCAGTACCATACAAACTTACATTTGCACTATCAAGTTGGTCAACATAAACAAATGGAATACCCTTAAAATTAGGATAACCAAAATGACTGGCCACACGATAGCCCATCTGGTCATCAGATTTGGCATAAAGCAAATTCAATGAACCTATAATAGTATCATTTGAATATAGACTAAATTTAAAAGTAGGCTCAGGTAACTTCTCAGGAAATACTGGCCCTTCAAAAGCTAACTTACGACAAGCTCTATCAAGTAAAACCAGAAGGCTATCATCGATATTCCCATCGTGGTCTGCATACCAAGCTGCCCAACGAGGATTATTTGAAGAACTACAAGCAACAGTGCCAGAATTATAAGTTCCGCCAGGCGTGCTGCCGTCATTATAACGAGCACTATATGCTGTCCATCCACCAGTTGAACCCTCAGTTCCTAAAGACAACCAAGCCGGAAGTCCTTCAGGATGATGTTTATCCGATGAACTTGCCGGAGTTGAAAGAGCACCATTATAAATCATATCTACAACTTCACGAAGGGTATTATTATATTTATTCTGAACTTTATTATAAATTTGAGCATCACCCTTATTCATATCCATTTCAATCATATTATAACTGAAATTGGTCGAAGCTCGTCTCCACTGTACGACAATATTTTCATCAGTATTTATCACATTATGAGTATCTTTTTCCCAATTTCCCTGATGTTTTGCATTACCTTCATCTCTTAATGTAATAAACCTTTCAATTTTATCGCCACCCTCTGATTTTACTCTATCTTTCCATAAACTATTAAACAACTTATAAGAACTATACAAGTAAGTCAAAGGACAGCTATTTTTCTTGATATCTTCAAGAGTCGCTTGAAGAACATCAACTGCTTGCTCTATCGTTATACTTTCCACTGTTGAATCCTTTCAAAAATAAACTCCTTAAAGTAAAAATATCCTCATTTTTACTCTTCTACTGGAATCCCTGCTTTCTTCTTTGCTGATTTAACAACATCGGCCTTTCTATCAGTCTCAGAAGCAAACTTTTTAACAGTTGCTTTAGTCTGTTTTTTAGGAGTTACTTTCTTTTGACGTTTTGCCAATTTCTTAATCAGTTTCTTTTCGGCAGCAGCACCAGCATTTTTACCAATATACCATTTAAGGGCATTATCTAACGAATCAGAAAAAGACATACCAGATGTTTCAAATGCGGCAGCAACATCCCAAATTTCACTCCGAACTTTAACAGCAGGATAACTTTTTAAATAAGCTCCATCTTCCCCTTTGGGCAAATCCTCTGTTTTTTCTATTTCTGGAAAATCTTCAGAGTGTTTATCAAAAAATTCGTTTGCTGCGTTGATTCTACTAATCAACTGTGCTTCTTTACTTATCTTTTCCGATTGCTTTAGATTGCCTTGAACTTGGCTAAATTCATTCCTCAGAGAATTTATTTCCTTAACAAAAGGAGTTAAAACTTTCTTAAACTTATCCTGTTCCTCTACATCATCTGATAATGATTCAACCAAATCCTCAACTTTCAAAACCTTTGAATCATCTTTAGTTTTATCATCAATAGGTTTTGTTTCAACACTCTTATCCTCATCCAAATAATCTTTTATTTGACGAAGATAAAGAGGGTCGGTTTCAGCATATCTCACGATTTCACTATCGCTTAATCCAAACCGCCTACCGGCATCAACAAGTTGAGGGTCGATTTCTTCATATTCATCACTCTCAATTTCACCATCTTCAGCCTCGGCCTCCGGCGTTTCCTCTGTTGATTCCGATTCAATATTTTCCTCATCAGTCTCTTCAGTTTCTATTTCTTCATCGGTTTCTTCAACTTTTACTTCCTCAGTCTCTTTCTTACTCCTAAGTATATTAGTTAATTTATTCAAAAAACCACTCGATGGTTTGTTCATAGAAAGACCAGAAGGATGTATTTCTGGCTCTTCAACTACTTCTGTTTTCTGCTCAGAATTTTGTTCCTGATTTTCAATTTTTTCTTCATCTGCCATTTCTATCTCCTACTTTAAAAAAAAAATTCTATCTATCATAATCACTTACCTAAACAAACTTTGCATATTGTATTTGCTGGACTTGTGGGGACAAAAAATTCACCACATTTCTTACATCTCCTACTTTTTTGTTTTGATTCTACAATACCTTCCGTCTCTTTAGGGAGTTCAGGTAATTCACTACAACCTAAACACATCTTCTGTACTTTTTCATAGCCCTTTTCAGGTAAAAAACTACAACCACAGCCATCACACACTCTCTCATTCTTAAATTTTGGATGTCTCAACATTTCTACTCTCCTATTTTGAATTTATAAATTCTATTGTTTTTACATCAAAATTATAACTAAGAGATTTATTCTTTTTATTAGTCTCCTCTTGTATTCCAGTAAACTCAACATCAATCATAGCTCTAAATTTATTACCAACCTCCTCAGATTTCAAAGGAAGTTTTGTATTAGAAATATACATAGACGGATAATTTATTTCTTTACTCGAAGCCGATTTTACAGCCGCATCATTATACTTATAACCCAAACTAATTTTTTTCTTAAAAAGTTTATTAGCCATTAGTATCTCCCTACCTTTTTGATTCATATTCTTCTACTCCTGCCTCTTTCATTCTACGCAACTTTTCAGCTCTATTATGAATTTTCATCTGCCCTCTTTTATTAAATTCTGCTCCAGGATGTCTTTTTTTAGCAGCAGCAAGTTGCTTTGGGTCATCAGGATTAATACCCAAACTCCAAGACC